CAGGCTCGGAAATTCTCACAATGGTCAAATTGTAGGTACGGCATCTTCTATATTTGATAAGGGGTTAGGTATTGCTAAACTCGATGGTATTTGTAACTTAAGCACAGACGATAATGATGTCGTATCTTCAATAGGTAGTTACATTAAATTACCTGAGGTCAGTGAGCTTCAGGATCTTTTCTACAAACCTGAAGGTGCTTCGTTTGAAACTTGGATTCATATGCCTGACCTTAATGATGTTACTAATGGATACACCGTTGGTGACGCCAATACGTCAGCGTTGTATAGGGTTATTTTGGCTAATGAAAACACGGGTATAAGTGATTCCAAGACCCCTCAACCAAACATAGACAACCTTAGACAAGACAGTGGTACGGGAATTACTAGAGGTTTGATTTATGGATTTACTCGTGACAGAAGATTTACTGAAGGTGAACTTCCTAGTAACTCTAGTAGCGACAATCCTACCTCTAATCTTCAATTAGTTTTATTACCAACTCAATCTTACGATTCTTCCACAGTTGGGTTCCTTGCGGATAGAACTGTTAACTGTAATCGAGACACTTGGAGAGGTATGAAGGTGCCTGTAAATGATCTTATTGAGGGTCGTGCTCTTTCTAGTTGTGAGAATGAATTCTGCCAGCTTTCATTAGTTGTAAACCCCGTTGAAGATTATGTTAAGGTTTACCTTGATGGGACTAACTTTGCAACCTCTAGCTACAGGTCGGTCTTCGGAACTGGCCGTGCGGGTGAGGTATTTAAAACGCCTTCTGTATTCCAGAATAACTCTTTTAAATATGATGCGTCTAGTGTGAACGCAAGTTCAGTTGCTGATGCTAAAGCTGGTCCTGGTTTAGATACTTACTTTACACCTTGGATTCTTGGTGGAGGCTACACTGATGGCAACCCTGAAGGTAACTTCTTAGGCGGTGAGTATGGAGGTAAGATAAGTGGCCTAAGAGGTTACTTAGGCTGTTGTAGATTCTATACTAGAGCCTTGAACGATGGTGAGGTACTAAATAACTATAACGCCACCCAGAAATTCTTTAAGAATATTGATTTAGATTAAAATGACTACTTCAACCACTGTTACACGTTACGGAACCGTCGCTCCTCCGATAATACAAAATGCAACCGTTTTAAAGGATCCTGTTTTAATAGGGTTACGATACCCAATACCTAGTGACCCTAAAAATGGTTACTTTAGTAAATCTACTAATCTGGATCTTGTTAAGTCCAACCTATCCTCTTTACTTAGGACAGAAAGAGGAGAAAGGTTTATGAGACCTGATTACGGTTGTAATCTTAGAAAATTCCTCATGGAGCCGTTGGATGAGGTTACTTTCTCTACAATAAAAGAAGAGGTCATGACATCCATACGTAGATACCTTAGCACAGTTTCAGTAGGAAAGCTTCAAGTTTTTGAAACAAGATCTGGGCAGTTGAAGGTTAATTTATTTTGCTCTATTAGAGATACACTTGCGACAGCTTTCAATATTGGGGTTAGAATATAATGGTAGCTTTTTCGGGGACAGTTAATTCAGACTTTTTAAAGTTGATTCCATCGAAGTTAGACAATAAGCAGAAGCTTATTGATTATGCCTCTTCCGACTTTGAAACTCTTAGAGCTAACTTGTTGAAGTATGTTAGATCTACTTTCCCTCTAGACTACAACAACTTTGAAAGCTCCGACTTTGGTGTTCTTCTCCTTGAGATGATGGCTGCCGTTGGGCACATTCAATCTAATAAATCTGATTATCTTGCTAACGAGAACTACATTGGGACGGCCAGGAGCCGAGATAGCATTAAGAGGTTGTTAGAAGTCGTCGGCGTTCGAATGAAGGGTCCTATTTCCGCCGCTGCTAATGCTTCAATAACTTATACTGTGGGTCCTGATGTTCCTAACCCCAATAAAGCGATTGTACCTGCTGCTAACAGGTCTATAAGCATAACTTCGCCTGAGGACGGAGGAACATTAACTTACACCTTGTATAAGGTTAACTCTAACGGCACTGTTGATCTGAATGCTTTAAGTGAAGATTTAGAATTTGATGTTAATCCTGATTCTTCTGTAGTTACGGTATCGAATGCTGTCCTTCTTGAAGGTGCATTAGTTGTTGAGACTGGTGAGTTTACCGGACCAAATGATGTTAAGAGCATCAACTTATCTGAATTCCCTTACGTAGAAAAGAGTGCCCAGGTCTACATTACTGGAGAATCTAATACTGAAGGCATCTATAAAGAAGAGGAGAATATATACTTTGCATCAGGGCAGGGTGATAAGGTATTTCAAATAACTACTGATGAAAACTTTAGAGCTTCAGTATTATTTGGAGATGATACAATAGGAGCCTCACCTTCGCTTGGAGACAGGTATGTTGTAACTTATCGAGTTGGTGGAGGCACCCGTGGCAATATCGCTGAGGGCGTAATTAACGCTCAAGGTAGGATAAACTCCACAGACGGGGTTACTACTGAGACTGGAATTACTTGCACAATAGAGAACACCAGTGTCGCTACTGGAGGTAGAAATGCTGAATCGGTCAACCAAGCTAAGAGGTATGCTCCCTTATTCTTTAGAACCCAGAACAGGTTGGTAACTCTTCAAGACTTTAAGGCCCACGCTAATACTTTTGCTTCTAATTATGGTTCTACGGGTAAAGCGACGGCTAGCGTTCGAAGGGCTTTCTCATCTGCTAACATCATCGATCTTTTTGTTTTAGAGAGAGCATCTGATACTCAGCTTAGAAGAGCCACTCAAGAATACAAGAGACAGCTTTTAGAATCTTTAGAATCTAAAAAGATGATTACTGATGAGATCGTTGTGGTTGACGGGTTAATCAGAACTTTAGATTTGGTTGTTACAATTAATATTGATGAGAAGTTTAAGAGGAGTGAATCACAGCTTATTCAATCTGCTAGGACATCCATATTAAACTACATGAATATGGATAATACTGACTTCGCAGAGCCTTTTGTTCCTCAAGACCTTATCAGAGTACTCTTATCTGATGAGACAAATATTAGATACGCTCAGGTAGATAATGTTGAACAACCTATTAAGGTGGGGTTCAACGAGATCGTTCAGCTAAATAATTTAACTATACGAGTAGAATACGTCTAATGTCTGGTAAGACTTACTTACGGAATCAAAACTTCTTTAAGAGAAATTACTTTGAAGCACTGAAGTATATTCTCCCAGGCTACCTCTACGAGGATGATGTATCTGGCACACCTAAAACTGAAGATCCTGTAGATATTATCATCAACACACACATTGATGTCGCTTCTAACTTTTCTAGCGTTCTCAATGTAAGTGCTGTTGAGGGTTCTCCTTTTAGTAGTATTAATACTATTAACGGTATAGCTCCTTATTTTGTTAAGCAGAATGAACTTACCAACGTAACTACAAAGAGCTTTGAAGACAAAGTCCTGTCTTATTTTGATACGAGATTCAAAGACTTTAAATCTCAAGATGCCTTTTCTCAATACGTTGAGACCACACTGTTGTCTGCGATAGATCTTAATAATCCTAATACCACAGTCTTCGCAGATATCGGAGACTCATCGGCTATCCATAATTACTTAATATCTAATCTCTCTTGGCTATACTTTTTAAATACTTCAGGACCCACCTATAATCCGTCTTCGTATGTTAGAGATCTTCTTGTTAGTAGTCTGTACGTGGGCAAGCCAGTTAAACTTAATGACGGCATCAACGGACTCAGTGAATATCTATGGAGAAACGCTTCAGGGGAATACTACCCCTCTGCCATATTCGCTAGCGGAACTCGATCTGACCTAAGTGGAACTCAGCAGTTGGATAAACTGAAAACTTGGAATGATGTTATTTATTCTCCTTTATTTGCTGATAGCTCAGACTTTAGAGTTAGGGATAAGTTTGATACCTACATAGAGAGCAATCTTAAATCTACTTCAAAGATTGAGTATGGACCTTTCGCTAGATTGATTAGGGCTTTATCTTTCTTTGCATTTGATATCAACAACGACACAGAGCAGATCTCAACTCTTTATGATATTGATGATTGCCCGGACGATTACTTACCTCTAATCTCTCAGTTGATAGGTTGGGATCTTTTTGGAGACAACCCTGAGAGATGGCGTTTACAGCTTAGGAATGCAGTTAGTATTTACAAATCAATAGGTACAAAGAAATCTATTCAAAGCACTATCAACACTGTCTTTCCTAAGGATACTTTTCCAATCGAAGGTAGGGTTACTGAGCTTTGGGAGTCCTACGTTCCTTACTTAATATACTACGCTTTAGCTACTGAGTCTTCGTCTCTGAGAAGCTTTGATACTTGGACTGTAGACAAGGCTGCGGACATGGACATTTATCACTACTCTACTTCGAGTATGGATGATAACGTTAGGTTAGCTGTTGATAAGATTCTCTTAGATACAATTGTACAATTCCCAGAAAGATTCCCAATAAATACATGGCTCACTGAATATGAGTCTGTATTTAACTATAGGGGTAGGGACTATTCAATACCTCCGTTTGAGGAATATCCATACTATGTTAACGTTGAAATAAATCAAGACATGGTAGGGTTCATAGCTGATCGATTAGCCTGCTTTGGTGTTAGGGATGAGTTTGCACTACAAGTTAGTTCATACATAACGTCTAAAGCTTTAACAGATGATGATGAGCCTAGACTTGGATCTATGCTGATCTTTACGTCAGGATACAATGCTCCTCCAAATCTGGATAGTTTGATAAGAAATCTAAACGATAATCGATTCGACTATGCTTCCTTGTGGTCTGGTAAGTCGTCGCACTTTAAACTAGTTCTTAATGCTTCGGAGTTTGATTTTACCAAGGAAAACTTAGACAGTATTGAGGGTGGAGATGCTGTTAATTTTGTGTCACAAGCTGTTGCTAAGTCTTCCCCTGCACACGCCATACCTTTAATATCTTTAGAAGTATCTGCTAACCCAGACTATCTAACTCCAAGTGATGATTGCTTACTTCCAATAGTGTACTTCCCCAGGGAAGAGATTGAGGTGGCAGCAGGTAACAATACGTTTGCTTCTGGTATATTCTTAGACACTTATAAGAGGGGTATAAATACGGGTGGCGATGCTATCGGCAGAGCCGCTACACAGTCCTTAGTATCTCCTCAATTACTAGATGTATCCTCTATTGGCTCCGTGTCTAGAAACACATCAAGACGTAGAGACTACTCTAAGATTATGCCCTTCGAAGGTTATTATGATAGAACTGGCTTCAATATGCCAGTACCAAAGCAAAACTATCCAACAGAAAATAGTGACTTCTTACCGTTGGGTTTAAACCCTTCAAGCAATCAGTATGTCCCTGTAGGCTCGCACTTAGATGTGGCTGACGTTTACGCTCAATGCGAGAACTTGTTTTCAGACAATGTGTATAATGGAGTAGCTGTTAGTAGCACGTATCCTGTCCGAGGATGGTAACTAATATAGTAAATGGTTAATCTTGATTTCACAGTTATAGGTGTCAATAACGTCACGACAGATCCTACTATTAGGTTCAGGTGTGTGGCGACTGACGGCACAAAACTCTACATCGGTAGTGATACTTCTTTAGATGAGTCAGCGCATATTTGGCAGTATGAGGCTGATGGGACGTTTTCAAGAATAACAGATAACTTGGAGAATCAGAACTTCAAGTCTATGAACTCCATACTTGTAGATAATGGCACGCTGTATGTTGGGGTGGGTGACGAGTACAATGCTGGGAATAATAGAAAAGGTCAGGTATGGTCTAACAATTCTATAAAGTGGGTTGATACTGGTTTAGGGGATAGTTCTGTAAACCTTAATAATAACTATATTAGAAAAGTTATAAAATATAA